TCCGGCTACCCGGATGAAGCAATCAAGACACTTGCGCGTTGCTTTTATCCCTCCATGGTTGAGTTTTTCAACAGCGAGGAAGGCCAGCGTGAATATGAGAAGTGGCTGAAAGAGCAGGAAGCACTACAAGCCTTGCCTGTTGCCGCATAAAAACAGCAGGACGCTCCCAGTAAAGGGAACGCCCTGCCTTATATAGATGTATCTTACCGAGGTGTGTCCAGTTGGGCACACCTCTTATTTTTTGCCCTTAATCTTCTAGCCCATGGCTCCCGGCTGCATTTTTCAAATATTCCTCCGGGTCACCGTTCAGAATCAAATCCGCATAGTCCAGCGGGTCATTATAAATCAGGTAGTCCAGTTCCGTCCGCTGTGCCATGGTAACATCCAGCGCATCCTCGACCCCGGTGCAGTCAATGGAGATCATTCTCCCATCCCGGAGCAGCAGTTCCACGCAGCCAGTGTCCATGTTGAATTTGCAGGCTCTTTCATCGTACTTCATAATCATACCCTCCAAATCTTGTTATTGGCTTACGGTCTATGACAAGGTATCGGGGTTTTGCGCCGTCCACGGGAACCTTCATTGCTGTACCCAAAGAAAACGAAAAATCCGAACCCTTCTCCAATCGGAAACAGGTTCGGATTTTTCTTGTTTGGTGGGCGCGGGTGGATTCGAACAAGAAATCTTTTAATGCGCCAAGATTATCATGTTGTTTTTGCTTGGAATCATGCGGATTTTTGGGCACTTAGCTTTCGACTTCCCGGAACCAGTCCGCCGTTCTAGCGATAAAAACGGGTTACAAAGTGGGTTATTTCGCACGCGGAGAATACTCTGCCAGAGCATCTGAAACGGCCATTGCTGCCGTGTCGGCCCTGCCGTCAACAGCATGGCTGTACCAGCCGTAAGTATCCATACTTTTGCTGTGCCCTACCATGCGGCGCAGTTCTGCCGGGGACACGGCATCCTCGATGATGCTCACAAAGGTGTGCCGCAGCTCATACAGGCTGACCGGCGGGTCAATGCCGTTGCTGCGCTGGTAGAACTGCCAGTAGTTATAGAGGCTGTGCTCATTCTCCAACAGGAAGATTGGATCATCTCCCCTAAGAGGCCGCTCCTCTTCAAAGGCCCGCTGCTGCAGCTGAGCGTGGAGTTCCGCAGCCGCCAGCGGATGCAGGACCACCGTGCGGATAGCGTTTTCGTTCTTGCCGTGTGTTTCCTCATCAAAGGTATTGATGGCCCGGGCAAGATGCAGCCGGTTGCCCTCCACATCGCCCACGCGCAGCCCCAGCAGTTCGCCAGGGCGCAGGCCAGTCAGGACTGCAAAGCGATATGCATGGATATTGGCATCCTGTTCAACCTTGCCACGGACGATGCGTGTATCTACAGAAAGCAGAACCCGCAATGCGTCCGGCTGAAGGATCTTTCGGCCCTTTGGACGCGCTCCCCTGGGTACCGTGAGCCCCTCGTCCTCTGGCCGCAGGGCGGTGTATTTGTGCTGCCTTGCCCATTTCACAAAGCTGACTTCAACCGCCCGGATTCCCTGCAATGTTTTCCTCGAAAGGTTTCCCCTGCTCTTTCGAGTGGCCTGCGGGTTCATGCTGCCTTCCTTGTATGCCCGATTCAGCACATCCTGCAGCATTCCCGTATTCAGGTCACCGATCCGGCGGTCACCCACCACTGGCAGGATGTAGTTCTGTCCGAACTTCTCCACCTGCTGGGCATAGCTTGTGCCGGCGGTGGCCCGCACCGAGATCAGATACTCTTTCCAGACCTCCGAGCAGCGCTTGGTGGTGCTGCAAATGCCCTCATCCAGCCAGGCATCCGCTTTTGCATTTGCTTCCCGCTGGCCGGTACGGCCCGGCTTTGCACTGGTGAACGTCTTGCGCACGCCGTCCTTCTGCACCTTGATCTGCCAGCGGTTCTGGTTCGGCAGCCACTGGGCGGTGTTGGTTCGCATTCCCATAAAAAATACCTCCTTTGGGGTACACTTTGACAAGCCCGCCCAAAAGAGGTATAATCGCATTGCTTGAGTGTGCGATGACCTCCTTTGGAGCGAGCCGCTTATCTTAACTCCCTCGGTGTTCCAGCACCGGGGGAGTTTTTTTATTGCTGCCCGTCAATATTCCAGCATGGGCGGGCTTTTTTTTATTTTTGAGCCAGATCAAACAGATATGCGCTTGCTTCTCCAAGCTCAGACTTCTGGCCGTCTGTCATGTAAGGCAAATACGGCTCAAATGCCTGAGGGTATTTTTCGGCCCAGTTCTGTTTTGCCTTTGCTGTTTTCAGGCCCTCGATTTTTGCCTGATACTTTTCTTCTGTTCGATGAATGATTTCCTTTACAGCATCATCCCGGAAGCTAAGGCTGCGATACTTCTTCAAATCAGCTGTAGCGCTTACCGGGGCACCATATTTTTTGCACTCTTCAAGTTCCATCAAACGGCCAACGCAAAAATCGTATCTCGTAAAGAAGGTATCCGGTTCAGTAGTCGTCTGAAGGATTTTTGCGCTCTCCTGAGCCTGTTTCAAAAACTGTGGAGCCAAGACCCTTGCATTTGCGCGAGAATCAACAAGGCCAGTCTGCCCCATCCATTCAGGATTAGGAGAGTAGAGCTGTGCAGGTTCATTCACTTCGCTTGTACTTTCTTCTGTCGCGCAACTCTGATTTGTAATGCATGCCGTTCTCGGGCGCGTAATTGCGTTGAATGCCATAAAGATCAAAACCATTACAAGAAACGGTATTGCAAAGAAGAAAAATAAAACCAGCAGAAGCATTCCTGTTGTTTCTGTTGCCGCATCCTTTCCAACCAGACACATAGTCGGAAGAATTGCCCCCACAACACACGAAGCAATCAGTTGTTTATTCGTAAGACTGGTTCTTTCCAAGTTGCCTGAGGCTGCGCTGAGATCCTGTCGAGTCCGTCCTCGTTTAGTCTGACCGAAAGCCGCACGCGAGACAGCGTTGGTTGTCCTGTTCACACTTCTATCAAAGGACCTCATGGCCTGGGCATACTTTTTGGAATACCCAACAGATTTTCTATTTGACATGGCAGACTTCCTCCAACATCAGATATCCCGGCAGAGCCCAACGGCCTTGCCTTCAATGACAACGGCATTCATATCTTCCCGGCTGAGGATAATGCTGCTGAAAGCCGGATTCTCCGGCCGCAGTTCAATGAAGTTCTCGTGCAGATAGACATGCTTCAGGGTAGCCTCTTCCCCGATCCGCACAGCAGCGATCTCGCCGTTCTCCACCTCTGGCTGGCTGCGAATCGCCACCAGATCACCATCGTGGATGCGGGGTTCCATGCTGTCGCCCTTGCAGGTCAGTGTAAAGTTGGAGTGCCAGCGGGAAGGCACGCACACCATTTGCTCGATGTTCTCTTCTGCTGTGATGGGCGTACCGCAGGCGATCCGCCCTACAAGCGGCACCACATCCATGGCTGGCATCGGCTCAAAGCCCGGCGGAACGGTAGGTTCTCTGGATGCAGCCGGGGCGGGCTGTTCCTCCCAGCCCATCAGATAGGCGGGAGACACTCTCAGCCGTTTTGCAATGGCATCTACTTTATCTGTCGGTATGTTTGTTACAATGTTATTCTCATACTTATATACAGCTTGCTTTGATACGCCAATGTAGTCAGCAAGCTCCTGCTGGGTTACGTCTTGCTCCTGACGCACCTGTCGAATGCGATCACCTACAGTCACCATGAGCACCTCCTTTAATATCTATAGTATAGCAGATAAACTGACGGTTTACAATATTTTTAATCGAATTACCAGAAATAACTTGACAAGTTACAGATATGGTGTTATTATACTCGTAACCTCACAAGTTACATCGAGGTCGTTTGGAGGTGAAAACGTGGTAAATGTCAATTTACTCAAGTCGTACATGGTCAGAGCGGGTTACACCCAGAAAAAATTGGCTCAAGAGCTCGGGATTTCGGAGCAGACCTTAACTCGCAAGCTCAAGAAACGTGTCTTTGGCACGGACGAAGCCTCAAAGATTGTAGAGCTTTTAAGTATCGACAATCCGCAGGCTGTATTTTTCGGCCACTGAGTAACCTGTAAAGTTACATTAAAGGAGGTGAACAACGTGAAAATCGAAATTGTTGGCAAGCCCAAAGAAATTGCCGCTCTTGTATTAGCGGTACAAGAGCGGCAATCGCAGGTTGTAAACCAGTTAGCACTTAGCCCCGTTTACAACACATCCCGAACGCAGAACAACACTTCCCAAAGCAATTTGACACACAAGCGGGTTATTGAGGATTCGGGCGAAGCGGATTCGGCAGTACATTCGCAAAGCTTATCTGAGTTTGGGGCGATTGGTGCGCACACCATGCAAACTGAACGTTATAAATAAACTTTGTGAATTGGCAGGGTCGGAAGTTGAACTAAGTATTCCAGTTGCGGCGTTTGTGTGCGTTCACCAGCCCAATAGGCGTATAAGTGATCATAAAACTCTGCTACCGAAAAGTCTACTTTCCAATAATCGCCATTCCAAAGCAAATCCATTCCGCCAAATAAAAGTGACGCATCATAAACGGGCGTATCGTCAGGAGCTTCAAATTCAAATATCTGTTGAGCATTTTTTCGCAGAAGCTCCCAATCAGATCCCTGCAATGAACCTAGAGCAAAAAAAGATGTCAGGCGTGATGGAGCATCTGGAAAATTGTGCTGCCGAATCATTTCAAGAGCCAATTCAACGCTTTTGCTGCGAGAAAAGCTGATGTCTTGATCAAGTTCATTTGCTCGTATCAAAGAAAATCCATCGTAGGAAAGCTCTCGGCACAATTTAAAATTTAGTCGCGTGTCCAGATAATACTCGCCATGGTGGGACAGTCCATTTTGAAATGATTTCACAAAATGAGAGTTCCGCACAGAGTTGCTGAGTTCGGAGAGCGGTTTAAGTTCAATTCTTTGCCCATCCGTCAGTGTTCTTAATCTATCAATGTGATACAATTTCATAATTTCGCCTTCCTTCCGCCCCAGTATACCGCAGAAGGGAGCCAACAACAAGGAGATGAGAACCATGAAGAAGCCTTACCTCAAACTCCGCCGTCTCATTGAGGACGAGGGGCTGGAAATTCAAGAACTGGCCGAGCGGACCAGGATTCCACGCAGTACCTTATATGAGCGTGTCAACATGCCAGAAAACGCCGGAAAGTGGAGCTGGAAAGAAATTGTCGCCATCTGTACCGTGCTGCACATTCCGCCCGAAAAAATCGGGGAGTATTTCTTCCCGGCAATCGCAAAGGAGGAAAAGACCGCATGAAACCTTATACCCTTGCATCCGAGCGGGCCGCAGCGCCCACTGGATGCGCGTACATCGCACCGCTGTTTTGGAACAAGTGGTTCCGTTGGAGCGGTAGTCAGGCATCTGGCTGCTACCAGCTGGGCGGACAAATCAAGGATGAAAGCCACACCGGGCTGCAGATTTTTGCTGATGGCGAATGGCACCCGGTCATCGGATGGGCATTGGACGACTGTAGACCCGCAGTCAATTGTCTTCAGGAGGTAGGAGCATGAATATCAGCCCGAACGCTCAGTTAAAAATCCAGCTGGGGAAGGATGGGAACCCCAAGATTTATGCCTGCGGTACAGAGATGGAACAGAAAGCCCTTTGCGCCGCTCTGATTGCCGGGATTTGCATAGATCAAAGAAATCCGGAAGCATTGTTCAGCATAGTGACTACTGCCGCAGACCTCATGGACAGAATGGAGGAATCCCCCAATGAAGATTAAATCCCGCGTCTGGTACTGGCTGGCTGCTGCCAGCGGTGCCGTAAGTCTGCTGTACGGCATGGGCATCGAGGGCGGTGCACAGCTGGGCAGCTCCATCTCTGACAGCCAGCTCGTCACGGCCCTGTGCCTGGTTCTGGCAGCGGTAGCGTTCCTGCGGCTGGGCTTTGCCGCCCAGGATCGTGAACAGAACGCCCGCCGCTATGGCCGCGTTGACCGCACCCACGCCCGTACCGAAGAGCCGGAGTACCGGCAAAACCGGAGGGGCGCATGAAAAGCAAATGAGCCCGCCCGTGCTGGTAACACGGACGAGCCCAAAGGGTGATGGAATTCACAAGCCCCATCACCCTTGATGATATCACATCAGAAAGGATTTTACAAATGAAAGGTATTTTAGCCGAACCGGGCAAGGCTCCGGTGATTGCGTCCCTGCCCGACAGCCTGTGGGCCATTGAGAACCGGCTGGGTACGCCCTGCGAGATGATCGTGTTGCCCCGCACCCCGGCGGTGCTGTTCGTGGGCCGGTACGATGGCCCCATCCAGCCCGCCAGTCTGCTCAACCGGAAGTACCGGGGCCGCCAGCTTTACGGGCCCATCCTCTGCTACGGCTGGAAGGGCAACAACATCCAGCCCATGAACAAGGATGTGCAGACCGAGATGCTGGACCGCCTGAAGGGCACGGAGGTGAAAGTGTGACCACCTATATCTGCAAATGCGGACGGCGAGTGAAGAAATCCACCGATGCCAGTACCACTGGAAACCGCCTATCTGGTTACGCACCCGGCCATGAGTGCTGGGGATGCCCCTATGCCATGCCATACGGAGACTTTCAATGGGATGAAAGTGCTAGAACTGTCAGCCGGGAGACTCGGGGCTACGAGTGCCGGATGAGCAAGACCCTCACTTATGCGTCAGAGTTCGCTGGCTCTGTCAAGGATAAATGCACCTGTCGAGTGCATAGTCTGGACTTCGACTTTCTGTCTCAGGTCTCCGCATGGATCAAAGACACTTATCCAGACAGAGAGATTTTCGGCTCATTTTCCAAAGATATTCGTGCATCGGACTATGGATCTGACGGGCGCTATTGCCTGACAATCACATGCACTCAGAATCTGAAAGGTGTTGCCGCAAAAAGAGAGCTGTTTGGTCAGTTTTTCAATCCGGATGGAAGCCGCAAGGACATGACACCGCAGCAGGAAATGGAAAAGATTCTTGCCGACATCAAAAAAGCAAAGGAGATTCTCTCATGTGCACCTGCCCAGAATGCGGATGCTGCTGTGACTACGGCAGAGAATGCTGTCCCGACTGCCACAGCGGCAACGCCGACCATCTCGGAGAGCGGGGCGGATGTAAGCGCATCGACCCCCGCGACATCCCTGCAGAACTGCGAATCGGCCCCTGCCGCATCGGCGGGCGGTTCTTCTGTATCAACAGCTGGTGCCATGCAGGACAAGCCCCTAACCACCGTGCCGGATACGATGCGCCCGGCGTTTGATTATTCCGGCCTGACCGACCAGACCGTGGAGGACCTGCACTTCGCTGAGGACGAGTACCACCACGGCAAGCAGATGGCCGAACGCGGCCTTGTGCACATGGGCAATGCCATTGCCGTGGCTCACGATGCTCTATGTGGAGTTGTCGCACAATGCGACAACTCGAAGCACGGCAATCGTGGAGATGACACTTTCCGGGCATGGTGCGTATCTATCGGCATCACCAAGGATACCGCATACCGGCTGCTGCAGGTCTCGGCACTGCTGGACGGCAGCAGTCCCCGCCAGCAGAAGATCCTGAAGGAGCTGTCTCCCACTCTGCTGTATGCCGTAGCAAAGCCCAGCGCCCCTGCAGAGCTGGTGGAGAAGGTCAAGAACGGTGAGGTCACCACGAACAAAGCCTATCAGGATCTGCTCAAGGAAAACCAGCAGCTCCGCACTGAGCGGGACAAGGCCCGCGCCGACCAGCTGAGCACCGCCAAAGACTGCAACCGGCTGGGTCTGAAGGTCTCGCAGGAAAAAGACCGTGCAGACAAGGCCGAGACCCGTGAGGAAGAGGCCCGGAAAGCTGCACACGAGTACCACGAAAAGTACGAGGAAGCCGCTGCCATGCGGGCAACGCTGCTGGATCAGCAGGGTGCCTACATTGCCGATATTGACGGCCTGAAAAAACAGAACACCAAGCTCAAGCAGATCTACCGCGATGAATACGAGAGCCGCATTGCGGCCAACCTCCAGCGCCAGAAGGCCGAAGCCGAGCGTGACAGGGCCGAAACCCGGGCCAAGGACGCGGAGAACCAGTTGGTTGGTTCCCGGCAGGTGGCCGAAGCGGCCAGGCTCCGGGGCGACAAGCTCAAGGCCGAGAACGACGCGCTCAAAAAACAGCCCATCACTGCAGTGGTGGACAAAGAAGAGGTGGAGCGTCAGGCCAGGGAAATGGCCGCCGAGATGACCGCTGACCTGCGGGCACAGCTGGAACAGGCCTCTTCCGGCAGCGAACAGGACGCTCACAGCTCCTATGACAACGTGCTGCTGGCCGACCGTTCTCTCCAGAACATCGGCAAAATGGTGGTCCCGTCCCTCCGCAGGCTTCCGCCCGAACAGCGGGAGCAGCTGACCAATATGCTCGTTCACACACTCGGACAGATCCAAGGGGAGGTATCCAGATGTCTGTAACCATCACGGCCCTTGAGGCCGAAAACGTCAAGCGCATCAAAGCAGTTGCGCTCACCCCTGCCCCCACCGGGCTCACCCTCGTGGGCGGCAACAACAATCAGGGCAAGACCAGTGTGCTGGATGCCCTTGCCTGGGCCCTGGGCGGCGACCGCTTCCGCCCCAATGCCGCACAGCGGGACGGGGCCGTGGCTCCCGCCCATCTCAAGGTCACCCTTTCCAATGGCGTGGTGGTGGAGCGCAAGGGCAAAAACAGCACCCTGACCGTTACCGACCCCACCGGGCGGCGCAGCGGCCAGCAGCTGCTCAATGCCTTTATCGAGCCGCTGGCCCTTGACCTGCCCCGCTTCATGGAAGCATCCGACAAGGAGAAAGCGGACATCCTGCTCCGCATCATCGGCATCGGCACCGAGCTGCACGTCCGGGATCTGGAGATCAAGTCTCTGTACGACAAGCGCACCTTCACCGGCCAGCTGGCCCAGCAGAAAAAGCACTTTGCCGAGGAGCTGATTTCCTACCCCGATGCCCCGGAAGAACCGGTCAGCGCCTCCGACCTCATCCGCCAGCAGCAGGAGATCCTTGCCCGGAACGGCGAGAATCAGCGGCTGCGGACACAGTACGCAGAGCTTGAGAGTCAGGAGCAGCAGTGCGTGGCCGAACTGAAACGCACCCGTGAACGCATTGCCGAGCTGGAACAACAGTATCAGGAACTCGATGCCAAGCACACCAAACTGTTCAACCAGCGGAAAAATGCCGAAAAGACCGTTGCCCAGCTTCAGGACGAATCCACCGCAGAGCTGGAGGCATCCATCCGGGGCATCGAGGAGACCAACCGAAAGGTCCGGGCCAACCTGGAAAAGTCCCGCGCCGAGGATGAAGCGGCCCGGTATGCCAGCGACTACGACAAGCTCACCGAAGCCATCACCCAGAAGCGGGCCGACCGCATGGCCCTGCTGAACGGTGCCGACCTGCCCCTGCCGGAGCTGAGCGTGGAAGACGGTGCCCTTACTTATAAAGGAAAGCACTGGCGGGATATGTCCGGCAGTGACCAGCTGCGGGTAGCCGCCGCCATCGTCCGCCGCCTGAACCCGGACTGCGGTTTTGTACTGCTGGACAAGCTGGAGCAGATGGACATGACCACCCTGACCGAGTTTGGCCGCTGGCTGGAAGCAGAGCACCTGCAGGCCATCGCCACTCGCGTTTCCACCGGCAGCGAGTGCCAGATCATCATCGAAGACGGCATGGTAAAGGATGCCGAGCCGCCTGTCACCGAAAAGCCCCAGCCCAGGAGCTGGACGAAAGGAGCGTTCTAAATGAGCAAGTATGCCATCACCGCCGGGGTGCAGGATTCCCCGGTCAAAACCGTGCTGTATGGCCCCGAGGGCATTGGCAAGAGCACCTTTGCCTCCCACTTCCCCGACCCGGTGTTCATCGACACCGAAGGCGGCACAAAGCGGCTGAATGTCAAGCGCCTGCCTCAGCCCACCAGCTGGGCCATGCTGCTGGACGAGGTGGCCGAGGTTCGCAGGGGGAACATCCCCTGCGGCACGCTGGTCATCGACACTGCCGACTGGGCCGAACGGCTGGCCATTGATGCCGTCTGCGCCAAGGCCAAGGTAGACGGACTGGAGGGCTTTGGCTACGGCAAAGGCTACACCTACCTGAAGGAGGAGTTCGGCAAGCTGCTGGACGCGCTGGAAGAGGTGCTGAACACCGGACACAATGTTCTGGTCCTTGCCCACGCGGCCATCACCAAGTTCGAGCAGCCGGACGCGGCGGGCAGCTACGACCGCTGGACCATGAAGACCACCAAGCAGGTGGAGCCGCTGATCCGGGAGTGGTGCGACATGCTGCTGTTCGTCAACTACAAGACCGTGGTGGAAAAGAGCAGCAGCGCCCCCAACGCAAAAAACAAGGTCACCGGCGGCCGCCGGGTGATGTACACAGCGCATCACCCCTGCTGGGATGCCAAGAATCGCTTCGGACTGCCCGACGAGATTCCCTTTGACTACGCCGGCATCGCCGCCTGCATCCCCGGCACCGCATCTGCGCCCGCGCCGAAGCCGAAGCCGGAACCGAGCCCCCAGCCGGAAGTCGACATCCTGCCCACTCCGGCTCCGCAGCCCCAGACTCCCCGCGAGGAAGTGCCCGAAGCTCTGCTCACACCGGACCTGATCGCGCTGGGCGTGCCGGAAAAGCTGGCCCCCCTGATGAGCGCCAACAACGTCACGCCGGAGGAGCTGCAGGCTGTGGTGGGCAAGCGGGGCTATTTCCCCGAGGATATGCCCATCCGGGATTACCCGGCCGATTTCGTAGAGGGCTGTCTGGTAGCCGCATGGCCCCAGGTGCTGCAGATGGTGCTGGATAGCCGTGACCTGCCGTTTTGATGATTTTGAAAGGAGCTTTTACTTATGAATGAAATGAACACCGACCGCGCCCTGAGCTGGGACGACGAATTCACCAACGAACAGCAGGAGTTCGTGCTCCTGCCCGAGGGCGATTATGCCTTTGAGGTCACCGGCATGGAGCGTGCCCGCTTTGAGGGCAGTGCCAAGCTGCCGCCCTGCTCCATGGCAAAGCTGACCCTGAAGATCTTCGGCGGAGCCAAGGGCGATGCCACCGTCACCGACCGCCTGTATCTGCACACCAAGACCCAGGGTCTGCTGGGTGCTTTCTTTGAGAGCATCGGCCAGTGTAAGCGGGGCGAGACCTTCCGCCCTCGCTGGAACGAAGTGGTGGGTGCCCGGGGCTGGTGCCGTCTGGGCATCCGGGAGTACACCAAGCAGAGCGGCCCCAACGCTGGGAAGACCGGCCAGAGCAACGAGGTCACTCGCTTCCTGCCGCCGCCGGAACCTAAGGCCGCACCCGCTCAGGGCTGGACACAGGGGGCATTCTGATGGCGAACATCCAATCCCTGCGCCCCTATCAGCAGGCCGCCCGGGACAGCATCCACGCCCAGTGGGAGCAGGGCCGTCTGCGCACGCTGCTGGTGCTGCCCACCGGCACCGGCAAGACCATCGTGTTCGCCTCCGTTGCCGCCGATCAGGTGCGTGCCGGGGACCGGGTGCTCATCCTGGCCCACCGTGGCGAGCTGCTGGAACAGGCAGCTGACAAGCTCCAGCGTTCCACCGGCCTTGTCAGCGCCGTGGAAAAGGCAGAGTCCACCTGCCTGAACAGCTGGTTCCGGGTGGCGGTGGGCAGCGTGCAGACCCTGCAGCGCTCCGCTCGGCTGGAACGCTTTCCCCGGGACTACTTCGGCACCATCATCATCGACGAGGCCCACCACGCCATCACCGACGGCTACCGCCGCATCCTGGACTACTTCCAGAATGCAAAGGTGCTGGGTGTGACCGCCACCCCTGACCGCGGCGACATGCGGAACCTGGGCGAGGTGTTCGACAGCCTGGCCTATGAGTACAAGCTGACCGATGCCATCAAAGAGGGCTATCTGTGCAAGATCATGGCCCAGACCATTCCCCTGAAACTGGACATCTCCGGCGTGGCCCTCAGCGGTGGCGACTACGCCGTGGGGGAACTTGGCACGGCGCTGGACCCGTATCTGGAGCAGATCGCCGCCGAGATGGCACAGCGATGCAAAGGCCGCAAGACGGTGGTGTTCCTTCCCCTCATCAAAACCAGCCAGAAGTTCCGGGATCTGCTGAATGCACATGGGTTCCGGGCCGCCGAGGTCAACGGCCAGAGTGCCGACCGAAAGGAAGTGCTTGCTGACTTCGATACCGGGAAGTATAACGTGCTCTGCAATTCCATGCTGCTCACCGAGGGCTGGGACTGCCCCAGTGTGGACTGCGTTGTGGTGCTGCGGCCCACCAAGGTGCGCAGCCTGTACAGCCAGATGGTGGGGCGCGGCACACGTCTGGCCGAGGGCAAGACCGACCTGCTGCTCCTCGACTTTTTGTGGATGACCGACAAGCACGAGCTCTGCCGTCCGGCAGACCTTGTGTGCGAGGACAGGGCCGTAGCCCGTCAGATGACCGAAAACCTTGCCGGGACCGGCTGTCCTGAGGACATCGAGGAGGCTGCCGCCCAGGCCAGCGAGGACGTGGTGGCCCAGAGAGAGGAAGCCCTTGCAAAGCAGCTGGCTGAACAGCGCCGGAAGAAGGCAAAGCTGGTGGACCCGCTCCAATACGAAATGAGCATTCAGGCCGAGGACCTGTCCGGCTATGTACCGGCTTTTGGATGGGAAGCCGGACCGCCCACCGAACAGCAGACCGCAGCCCTCGAAAAGCTGGGCATTCTGCCGGATGCGGTGGAGTCGGCAGGCAAGGCCAGCCTTTTGCTGGACCGGCTGCACAAACGCCGGGATGAAGGCCTCACCACACCTAAACAGATCCGCTGTCTGGAGAAATACGGCTTCCAGCATGTGGGCACATGGAGTTTTGAGCAGGCCAAACACATGATCGACCGCATTGCGGCCCAGGGCTGGCGGAGCGTGCCCAAGGGTGTTACCCCAAGCACCTATACACCGCCCACCCCACCTGAAACGCCCGCATGGGATGTATGGTAACGCAGATGAATGATGAGATCGAACTCAAAGAAGCATTGGACTTCATTTCCCCGGCCTCCCTGACTTATGAGGAGTGGACGATGGTGGGCATGGGCCTCAAGGAAGCGGGACTGCCTGTCACCGTCTGGGAAGCATGGAGCGCCCGGGACGGGGGTCGCTACCACAAGGGCGAGTGTGCCCGGAAGTGGGAGAGCTTCCACGGCAGCACAAAGCCTGTCACCGAGAGCAGCATTTTCCAGCTGGCCTACAGCCACGGATGGAGCGGCCCCGCAGGCCACGCGCTGGACTGGGGCGACGAGCTCACCACCGGCTCATCCAGAACGGAGGGGCAGCTGGTGGACCCCCGGTGGGTGGAATCCCACGACCTGGCTCTGCCTGAGCAGTGGGACCCTGCCGACCAGCTCAGGCGCTACCTGCAGGCCCTCTTTGAGCAGGACGAGCATGTGGCCTATGTGACCGAGAGCTTCATGGCCGACGACCGCCGCCGCCCCACCAGAGGCTGCTGGGACCGCACCGCAGGCCAGCTCATCGCAGAGCTGGACACCTGCGGCGGGGACATCGGCAAGGTGGTGGGCGACTGCGACCCCGAGGTGGGCGCGTGGATCTGCTTCAACCCGGTGGACGGAACGGGCCGCAAGGATGCCAATATCACCGCCTACCGCTACGCTCTGGTGGAATGCGACAACATGGATCTGGGCAGGCAGCAGGCCATCATCAAACAGCTGGAGCTGCCCTGTGCCGCTCTGGTCTACTCCGGCGGCAAGAGCGTCCACGCCATCGTCAAGGTGGATGCCCCGGATTACACCGAATACCGCAAGCGGGTGGATTACCTCTATGCCGCCTGCCAGAAGAATGGTCTGACCCTCGACCAGCAGAATCGCAACCCCAGCCGCCTTTCCCGGATGCCCGGCATCCTGCGCGGCAGCCAGCGGCAGACCCTGCTGGAGACCAACATCGGCAAAAGCTGCTGGGACGAGTGGCGGGACTGGCTGGAAGCCGAGACCGATGAACTGCCCGAAACCGAAAGCCTGGCTGATGACTGGGATGACCTGCCGCCGCTGGCCGATGCCCTCATCACCGGGGTGCTGCGCAAGGGTCACAAAATGCTGCTGGCAGGCCCCAGCAAGGCGGGCAAGAGCTTTGCCCTGATCGAGCTGTGCATCGCCATTGCCGAGGGTACGCCCTGGCTGGGCCGCTTTTCCTGTGCGCAGGGCAAGGTGCTGTACATCAACCTCGAGCTGGACCGGGCCTCCTGCCTGCACCGCTTCAAGGATGTGTACACCGCCCTCGGCCTGCCCCCGCAGAACCTGAGGAACATTGACATCTGGAACCTGCGCGGCGCTTCCGTCCCCATGGACAAGCTGGCCCCCAAGCTCATCCGCCGGGCGGGTAAGAAAGGCTACACTGCCGTCATTCTGGACCCCATTTACAAGGTCATCACCGGCGACGAGAACAGCGCCGACCAGATGGCAAAGTTCTGCAACCAATTTGACCTTGTCTGCCGCGCGCTGGACTGTGCCGTGATCTACTGCCACCACCACTCCAAGGGTGCCCAGGGCGGCAAGCGCAGCATGGACCGCGCCAGCGGCTCCGGCGTGTTTGCCCGTGACCCGGATGCCATGCTGGATATGACTGAGCTCACCCCGACCGCGGCCATTTTGGAGCAGCTCCACAACAAGACCGCCTGCCGGGTGCTCAAGGACATGCTGGACAAGCGCGGCCATGCCGATGCCTACGGCCCGGACGATGCCCTGAGCAAAAGCCGGATGCTGGCCATTGCCAAAGAACACCTTGGCATGGCCGACTTGCGGGCCATCGATGCCCAGATCGCAGCCGCCCAGAAAAAAGCCGACAGCATGACCGCCTGGCGCATTGAGGGCACCCTGCGCGAGTTTGCACGCTTCGACCCGGTGAACCTCTGGTTCGACTACCCTGTCCACAAGCCGGACACCGGCCTGCTGGAGGATCTGCAGCCAGACAGCGATTACAAGTCACTGGGTACCCGGGGCGCATCCAAGCGCTGGGGCAATAAGGACAAAGTCAGCAAGGACAAAAAGGCCGAGCTGGACACTGCCTTTGAAGCCTGCATGATGGATGGCAAGGTAACGGTCTACTCCATGGCCGAATATATGGGGCTGAAACCGGATACTGTACGCCGTCGTTTGAAAGCGGACGGCGGCTTCTGGATCGACGGCGCAGACATCGGCCGCAAAGAACCCGGCAGCTCAGGGTAAATTACAGTCTGCAATATTTCGCTTTACGCATAGTACAAAAACGGTAAAATAGCGGCTATCACAAATCCGCATCCGCTTACGGATTTCGGAAAATAGCGGCTATTTTTCCGAATCCGGGACGGAAAATAGCCTATGTATAATATACAAAATCCGTCCGTGTGTGATGGGGTCTCCCAGAGGATGGGGCGAACGCAGCCCCCATCCCTCCGGGGAACCCTCCCCATCACGTTGGCCGAACAAAAAGAAAGAACGAGGTGAAACGAACGTGCAATTTTTGCCCATTGCTCAATTCTTCCTGCCCATGAAGCCGCCCACCACCACCCACAACGCCAAGGAGCTGCACGCCTACATGAAGGGCGGCAAGCCCTGTGCCGTGCTCCACGACAGCGCCGAACTGAAAGCCGCCCGCTCCAAGCTCCACGCCTATCTGGCACCCCATGCGCCGGAACAGCCCGTGCCCGCCGGGAAGCCAGTGCGGCTGGTGGTCAAGTGGTGCTTTGCCCCCGAGGGCCACCCGGACGGCAGCTGGCGCACCTCCAAACCTGACACCGACAATCTGGAAAAGGCCCTCAAGGACGAGATGACCCGCCTGCACTTCTGGCACGATGATGCCCAGGTGTGCAGCGAGATCGTGGAGAAGTTCTGGTCGGACCCTTGCGGTGTGTTCGTGCGTGTGGAGGTGTGGGGATGACCTACGAAGAGAAGAAGGCCTGGTTGAGAAGGTATCAGCAAGCGAAGCGGCTCGAACAGCTGCGGCTGGATGAGCTGGACACGCTGAAAACAGACGCTTCCAACATGACCCAGTGCCTTTCCGCTGTGCCGGGCGGCGGAGGAGACGGCCAAACATTGCCCCGTGCAGTAGAACGCATCGACGAAGCCCGGGGCGCTTACAAAGCCCAGTGTGAGGAAAGCACCCGCATTCGCAAAGAAATCATCTTTGCGCTACAGCAGCTGGATGATGAGCTTGACTTCACGATTCTGTACCGGAGATATATCTGTGGGCACAAGTGGGAGCTGATCGCTGACCGGCTCTCCCTCGATGTCAGTTGGGTCCTCCGACGACACAAAAAAGCGGTGCAACTTCTGGACACAGACCCATGACGCACTAAAAAGCACTAGTTCAAGTGTGCTATACTCTATGCTGCAAAGCCCAGCAGGAAAGGCATCCTTACTCCCTTCGTGCTGGCGGCCCGACCGGAGGTTTGTTTTCCTCCTCTTGATACGGATTTCTCCTTTTGCTGCTTAACAGCTTTTTTGCACCGGCCGGGCTTTTCCTGATTACAACTGCCGTTCTGAGCATCCGCTCAGGGCGGCTTTTTTGTACCCTGACAACGAGAGAGGTGGTGACGTGTCGAATGAAAAGAATCTCATTCCGTTCAATGAACGAACGGAGAGCGAACAGAGAGAGATCGCCCAGAAGGGCGGCATTGCATCCGGTGCGGCCCGCCGCCGCAAACGATCCATGCGTCAGGCGGCTGACTACTACCTGAGCCTGCCGGAGACCGACCGCCGCCGGGTAAACGCCATGCTGCGGGACCAGATTGACCCGGAGGACGTGGACAACCAGATGAGCGTGGTCATGGGCATTGCAGCCGCTGCCAAGCAGGGCGATGCCAGGGCAGCCAATGTCCTGTTAAAAATGCTGGGTGAGGAGACCGTACAGGAAGACCCGGGCGCGGATGCTCTGGCAAAGGCCAAGGAGCTGCTGGGAGGTGTGGACAGTGCCATTGACTGAGTTTCAGCAGGAGTACCTGCGCAACTGTTCCCACCGGTGGAACGTCAAGACCGGAGCCACCCGAAGCGGCAAGACCTACCTGGACTGCGCTGTGACCATCCCGAAGCGGATCTGCGCGGCCCGGGGCGAGGGCCTGCTGGTGCTCATGGGCAACACCCTGGGCACACTGGAGCGCAATGTGCTGTCCCTGATGCGGGAGCTCTGGGGCCCCGACCTTGTAGGTGTGATCCGCACCTCGGCAGCAGGCAACGTGGTACAGCTGTTCGGCAAGAAGGTCTATGTCCTCGGCGCTGACAACAAGAAACACATCGCCCGCATCCAGGGCGCTGCCTTTGAGTACGTCTACGGTGACGAGATCACCACATGGGACGAAGGCGTGTTCCAGATGCTGAAAAGCCGCCTTTCCTGCCCCCACTCCCATTTTGACGGCACCTGCAACCCGGAAAGCCCCACTCACTGGTTCAAGAAGTTTCTGGACAGTGACGCTGACATCTACTGTCAGGCGTATACCATCGACGATAACCCTACACTTCCGGCCCAGTTCGTGGCCGATCTGAAAAAAGAATACACCGGCACGGTCTACTATAACCGCTTTATCTTGGGGCAGTGGATGGCCGCCAACGGCGTGATCTACCGCCTGCTGGCCGACAGCCTTGCCGCCGGAGATGGGCGTTTTTTCTGGCCTGTGGACAAGCCGCTGCACCCGTGGCGGGTGCGCATCGGGGTGGACTTTGGCGGCAACGGCTCCAAACACGCCTTTGTGGCAACGGCCATCCTACCGGGCTGGTCCGGCGTGGTAGGGCTGGCATCCCAGCGCATCGACCCTGTGGCGCAGGATGCCGACTTTCTGGCCGACCGGCTGCTGGAGTTCTGCATGGCTGTCTTTGCCCGCTGGGGCGAGATCCAGTACATCTTCTGCGATTCCGCGGAGCAGACGCTGATCAATCACATCCGGGCAAGGCTCCGGCGCTGCAAACTGAGCTGGCTGGCCGACCGGGTGGAAAACAGCGCCAAGATCCGCATCAATGACCGCATCCGCCTGACCTGCATCCTGATGGGCGGCGGGCGGTTCTGGCTGCTGCCGGAGGCGGCCACCCTCCGGGATGCCCTTGCCACGGCCCTGTACAGCGGCAAGCACCCCGGCGTGGACGAGCGGCTGGATGACGGCAGCACAGATATCGACACATTGGACGCTTACGAGTACACCATCGAGCGCGATTTCAAGAGGTTGACCAACACATGAACATCACCGCATTTCTGAACTACCTGAACAAGACGCGCGGGTGGGCCATCGATGCCGACTACTACGGCAGCATCGAGACCTGGCGGCAGTGGTGGCAGGGCAGCGTGCCCAAGGTGCACACCCGTGCCGCTGAATACGCAAACGGCACCAAGAAGCGCCCTATTGCCTCCCTGCGGATGCCGAAACGGGTCTGCGAGGACTGGGCGAATCTCCTACTGAACGACCGCACCACCTTCCAGATCAAGGACGCTGCCACCGCGTCCTATCTGCTGGGCGACGATGAGCAGCAGGTGGGCGGCCTGCTCCGGGAGCTGCACTTCTGGCGCAATGCCAACGCTCTGGTGGAACAGGCCTACTGGTCCGGCACCGGTGCCTTTGTGCTGAGTGCCGAAAACCTGACTGTCGTGAAAGGGAAAGCCGTCCCCGGCCCGGATACCCGCCTGAAGCTGGACTATGACCCGGCTTCCTGCATCCTGCCCTTGCGAGTGGAACGGGGCATCGTGACCGAAGCAGCCTTTGTCTCCGAGTGCATGATGGAGGGTAAGCCCGCGGTCTATCTGCAGACCCACACCGGCAACGAGACCCGGCGCACCATCCGCAACGAATGGTTCCGGGTAACGGATGGAGTTTCGGGCGCTCCGATGTTTGAAGCGCTGCAGGCCCCGCCGGGTACGGCAGAAAGCATCACGGTGGAGGGTTCCCCGCCCTGGTTTGCCCTGTTCAGCCCGGCAGCAGTCAAGAACCTTGACGGCGGCACGGGGCTGGGCATGAGCGTCTTTGCCGAAGCGTTGGCCGAGGCCCAGGGCATCGACCTTGCCTTTGACAACTACCGGGAGGATATCCGGCTGGGCCACAAGAAGATCTTCTACTCTGCGGACATCTGCCGCAAGGTGGTGGACCAAGAGGGCGTGGAGCACTCTATTCCGCCCGATGACGATGTGCAGAGCCAGTTCGTCACCCTGCCCCAAAAGGAAGGGAGCCTCGACCAGTCCAGCGAATACCACGAATACAACCCCGACCTGCGGGTGGAACAGAACCACAAGGCTGTGCAGGATATGCTGAACCTGTTCAGTTTCAAGTGCGGCCTGGGCTGTCATCGGTACAACTTCGAGCTGGGCAATGTCACCACGGCCACCGAGTACAACGGCAGCCGTCAGGATCTGGTGGCCAGCGCCAATAAGAACCAGATCCCCATCGAGGGGGCGCTGGTGGGCATCGTGCGGGCCATCCTGTGGGCAGCAAAGAACCTGCAGGGAGCGGCGGTGGACCCCGAAACGCCCATCTCGGTGGACTGGGACGACAGCTACATCACCGATGCCGAGACCCGGATGAGCCAGATGCGGGACGATGCTCTGAGCGGCCTTTTGCCCCGGTACAAGTATCTGTCTGCCCGGTACGGGGTCAGTGAAGAGGATGCCCGCAAGCTGGCGCAGGAAGCCGCTGACGAGAACCGGCAGCCTGAGCTGAGCTTCGGCGGGGGCGGCTGATGCTGGCCCCGGACTATCTCGACCACGCACCCGACCGGTTGGTACTTTTATTTCAGCAGGTCGAGGATGATATCCTGCGGGATGTGGCCCGGCGCATCTCCAAAATGGACACCATGACCTCCACGGCCAACTGGCAGCTGTGGCGGTATGAACAGACCGAAGCCCTCCGGCAGGACGTGGTGAAGAAGCTGGCCCGCTACACCGGCAAGAGCGAAGCTGAGATCCGGCGGCTCATGCAGGAAGCGGCCACCCGGGCCATGGAGGCCGAGGACGAGATCTACTATCACTACGGCAAGGAGCCCACGCCCTTTGCCGGGAATGAGACCCTGCAGGCCCTGCTCAACGCTGGCTATCAGCAGACGGCGGGAACCTTCCACAACCTGACCGCTACCACGGCCAACACCGTCAGCGGCCAGTTTGAAGCCGCCCTCGACCGCGCCCATCTCAAGGTGAGCAGCGGTGCGTTCGACTACAAGAGCGCCGTCAAGAGCGCGGTGGACAGTCTGGCCGACACCATGAAGTACGTCACCTACCCCACCGGCCACACCGACACGCTGGAGGTTGCCGCCCGCCGGGCGGTGCTGACTGGTGTGAATCAGACCGGTGCAAAGCTGCAGGTGGCCCGGGCCGATGAGATGGGGGTTGAGTTCTTCGAGACCACGGCCCACGGCGGGGCCCGGCCTTCCCACGCTGAGTGGCAGGGCAGGCAGTTCCACCGGGGCGGCGCTGTGGACTACATGGGCAAACATTACCCGGACTTCGAGGCCGCCACCGGCTACGGCACCGGCGCAGGGCTTTGCGGCTGGAACTGCCGTCACACCTTCTTTGCCATCTTCCCTGAGCTGGGTGCACCGCCTGCGTGGACGCAGGAGAGCTTGGAAGCCCTCAACGCCCGGGACATCGAGTACAACGGCCAGAAATACACCCGGTACGAGATCAGCCAGATGCAGCGGGCCCGGGAGCGCACCGTGCGCAGGTACAAGCGCCGGTATCTGGCCGAGGATGCCGCCGGGGCCGACACCACCGCCAGCGCGGTGAAGCTCCGGCAGGCCCGTCAGGATCTGGCCGACTTTATCAGCACCACCGGCGGCAGAGTGGACAGCGCCCGCACCAGCGTGGCCGGGTTTGGCAGGAGCGAGAGCAGTAAGGCCGCGTGGGCGGCGAAGAAGCAAGAGCCACGCGGCATTCTTCAAAAACTCAATTTTTCTGATAGTGTTTCACAGTCTGAGCGTGAAGGCATTGAAAAAGAGCTTTCCGTCATTCCTCAATGGCAGCGCGATAAGGCTGAAAGCATCATCAACAAGGTCGTAATGACCGAGAAAGATGCCGCTGGAAGCGGCTATTATTATCCAGACAAAACGCTTTATCTTCACCCTGAGCGCAAAAGCGGTGATGTTATTCACGAGTATGGCCACGCATTGGAGATTTCCCTCGACCTGCGGCACAACTCCAAATACATCAGCATCCGAAAATCCGGGATTGATGTTGAAGATTTTTCTAAAATCGTGTATGATGACAGTACCTATACACAAGCGATTTATCTTCTTCAGAACAGCAAATTCATTTCTGAGTATCAGGGACGGCTATATGAATCTCCCACGGATGGAATTTTTAAAGCCGGAACGATGCAGATCAATGAAGATATGCTGAAGGAATATTTCAGTGAAGGGTATCGCGCTTTTTATCAGGAGCCCTCTGCCCTGAAAGAGAAAGACCCGCAGCTCTATCATTTTATCGAGGGATTGAAAGATGACAAAAAGTGAAGTGCTTCTGCTTGATGAACCCTCTGCAATCTGGAACGAAATGCAAAAGAATCCGGCATTGCGAACAGATGGAGATGTCTGGCTGCACATGACCCGCCTGTCAGCCAAGCAAGACCGACAGTGGTCTCGGGAAGCGTATGGCGACCCGGAAGCGTATCTGTATATGGACTTAAACAAAAAGAAGTGAGGTGTCATCATGGAAGATTTTCGTGTCATCTACCGCATTTTGAAGCATTTGCAGCAAAGCATGGACTTTGAGGAGTTCGATTGCGCTGGCTTTACTGCCGAGCGCTTCGGTACGAATCCGAACCGCTTTCAGGCTCTTCTGATTCAGCTTCAGAAGGCTGGGTATATTGAGGGCCTGAACATCGTTCGCTACATTCGCCAGCCGGAGCGCATCGAGCCGCCCATGGAACCGCATATCACCTTGCAGGGGCTTGAATATCTTCAGGAAAACAGCCTGATGAAAAAGGCCGCTGCATTTGCAAAGGGTGTTAAGGAAATCGTCCCCGGCATCTAACAACCAAATACCGCAAGCGTCTTTGCTCGTTTGAGCAGGGGCGCTTTTTTCATGCCGTTTTAGCTCAGATGGAAGAGCGTCGGTCTCCAAAACCGGATGCCGCAGGTTCAAGCCCTGCAAACGGTGCCATCGCAGAGGGCAGTGCGTACCCTGCCCAAAGACCGATTGCTGACAGAGAACAGCGTAAACAAACTGTGGTCTGTCCCAAACGAAAGGAGTTTATCCCATGAAGCGTGAAGACGTGAAGAACAAGATCCCCGGCATCACCGAGGAGCAGCTCAACTGGATCATGGCCGAGAACGGCAACGATGTCAACCGGGAAAAGACTGCCGCCGAACAGTACAAGACCCAGCTGGAAAACACCCAGGCTCAGCTCAAGACCGCCCAGGACGGCCTTGCCGCCTTTGACGGCAAGAAGAAGCCAGAGGAATACGAGGCAGACATTGCCAAACTCAAGGGCGATATGCAGGCACAGGCTGATGGCTTTGCCTTTGACAATGCCCTGAACACCGCCATTCTGGGAGCCAAGGGCCGCAGCGTCAAGGCGGTCCGGGCACTGCTGGATCTGGATGCCCTCAAGGGCTCCAAGGACCGTTCCACCGATATCTCCAAGGCTCTGGAAGAAGCCGCCAAGGCGAACCCCTGGGCCTTTGGCGAGGCGGAAGAGGGCGGCGCTGGTTCCGTTCACGTTTCCAGCGGCAAAGAGCACGGCACCCCGCCCGCCGGGGACGTTGACCCCGTGACCGCTGCCTTCAAGAAGATGAACCCCGATATCAACATCGAATGAGAGAAAGGATATTCTTATGGCACATGAAGCACAGGTCCGCTATTCCAATCTGGTCGACCTCAAGCTGCGCAAGACGCTGGTGAAGAAAGTCGGCGTGATCTGCAACAACCGCTACGAGGGCAGCCCCAAGGCCGGTTCCGTCAAGGTCCCTGTCCGTGACACTGAGGTGGTGGTGAACGACTACGACAAGGTCAAGGGCGCAAAGCAGACCAGCGGCGACACCACCTACCTCACCGTCAACATCGACCACGACAAGGCCGTGAACGAGATCATCGATGGTTTCGATGCAGAGAGCGTTCCCGGTGATCTGGTTGCCGACCGCCTGGACAGCGCCGGCTACTCTCTGGGCCTGCAGATGGATTCTGACGGCTCCGTGGAGCTGACCACCGCAGGCACTGCCTTCGGCAATACCACCGCCCTGACCGAAAAGACCATCTACGCCAACATCGTGGATGCACGCACTCAGCAGTCCTCCATCGGCGTGCCCACCGCAGGCCGCTGGCTGCTGGTCTCCCCGGACACCTACGGCCTGCTTCTGAAGAGCCCCGAGTTCATCAAGGCTTCCGACCTGGGCGACGCGGTCGTTCAGACCGGCGCTGTGGGCAAGATCGCAGGCTACACCGTGTTCGAGGATTCCACCCTGGGCGAGAACGTCGAGTATGTGGCCGGTCATCCCAACTGGTTCGTCGTCATCGCCGAGTGGGCCGTTCCCGTCCACCTGCAGGACCTCTCCGGCTCCGGCGACTTTATCGGCGCATCTGCCGTGCAGGGCCGTAAGGTCTACGCCTACAAGGTCACCAAGGGCCAGACCATTCTTGTTAAGAAGAAGGTAGCAGCATAAGGAGGCCCCAATGCTTTACTGCACCTACGAACAGTACCAAAAAGTGGGCGGCACGCTGGACGAGGCCGCGTTCACGCCGCTGTGCTTCCGGGCCTCGAAGCTCATTGACCGGGCCACCTTTGGCCGGGCCGAAGCCCACACCAAAGGCTGCGCCGACTGTGCCGAAGCTCTGGCCATGGCCTGTGCGTCCATCGTGCAGAGCCTTGAACGGGCCGAAGCGGCACGCGCTGCCACCGGCTATGCGCCGGGCGTGACCAGCGTCAACAACGACGGCTTTGCCGTGACGTTCTCCGACGGAGCACTGGCCGAAAAGCAGGCCGCCGAAGCGCACAGCATTCTTTCCGGCTGCCTGGGGCACGACCCCCACGGCCTGCTGTATCGGGGGTGTTTCTGATGCAGTGCAGCGTTACCGTTGTGAACCTCATCCACGACACCGCCACTGAGACCGACCGGCCTGTCTGCCATGTCATCACCGGGTGCAGCTGGCGGGAGAAGCTGGACACCTCCGGCGGCGACCCCCAGCGGACAGTCCACGTCCGTCTGCCCCCTGCCGCCGGGTATCTGCCCTATTTCCAGTGGGCAAAGCTCCCGCCCGAGGAAAAGGCCGCACACTGGACGCTCAAGCGGGGCGGCAAACTCATCTGCGGCGCTGTCCGCAGCCTGACCGAGGCCGAGTATGCCGCTCTCGAGAAAACACACATCTGCTGCACGGTGGCGGCGGTCTCCGATAACCGGGAACCGCTGCTGCCGCATTTTCATGTAGAGGGGAGCTGAGGAAATGAGCAAGCCTGTTTTTGATCAGCCCTACGGCCTGCGCTACAAGGTGGACGGTGTTCAGATGCAGCTTTCCTGGCGGCCTGACTTCGGTGCCGAGAAAACTGCTGCCTTGCAAAAGGCGCAGTATGCCCTTGCACAGGAAGCCGCCAAGCTGATCGACAGCTATGTTCCGCTGTACACCGGCACACTGAAAAACAGCGTGCAGACTGCTTCCAAGTATGACGAGGGCCTTTTGGTGTACAACACCCCTTACGCCCGCAAGCAGTATTACCTGCACGCCGAGGGCAGCGACCTGCGCACCTTCATGGGCAACAAAGAGCGTGGGCAGGAAGCCGACAAGTACAAAGGTCTGCGCGGCTCCTACTGGGGCCAGCGGGCACTTGCAGACATGGGAGAGCATCTGGCCCTTTATGCGACCCGTGCCGTTACCATGTTCTGGGGAGGGATGGGCCACTTATGAGCGAGAAAGCCACCATCACAGCCATGCGGGAGTGGCTCAAGACCTGCCCTCTCATCGCCGAAGAACAGACCGAGAACGGGGCAGCATTCCGTATCTCCGGGCTTTCCCCGGAGCCGGTGGCCGAGTTTTCTATCGAGGATTCCCCCACAGACCCTGTGCTGACCACTTATTTCTCCGGCAGGAACATGGCCAAAAGCTATGTATTCCTGAGCCGCCGGGAATACAGCGAGGCCCAGAGCACCCAGATTGCCAACAGCGGCTTTTTTGAGCAGCTGACCGACTGGGTGCTTTCCCAGAATGACCGGCATGATCTGCCTCAGCTGGAAGCCCCAAAGCAGCCCCTCAGCGTATCGGTCACCGCATCGGGCTATATCGTTACCAGCAGCGCCGGAAGCTGCAAAATGCAGATGCAGCTCCGGCTCGTTTATTACCAACCGAAAGGAGTTTCAACATGACTGTTACTGAAGCTGTTACCGCCTCCGGCATCACCCCCAGCGCCGACTACAAGGGCATCGAGAACACCGATGACTTTGTGCTGGCCATCTGCACCGAGGCCAGCAAGAAGGATGCCGTTAAGGATTGGACCGTCTGTGCCGACCATGTGCGGGAGCACAGCGGCGCACTGAACGCTTCCACCTCTGACAATACCTACATCCGCACCGGCCCCGTTACCACCAAGGGCAGCGTTCAGCGCACCCTCGCCATCAACGGCGACCGTTGCAAGGGCGATGCGTTCCAGGACTTCATTCTGGGCCACGAGATGATCTATGGCTTCGGCCAGAGCGTCATCCTGCCCTACATCTATTTTTCCCTGCGCACCGGCAAGGGCGAGAAGGGCGAAGCCGCATTCATCGTCACCAGCGACGTGGGCGGCTCTGCCGGCGCAATCGCCACCTTTGCCTGCGATGTAAAGGGCATCGGCACCCCTGCCAAGTTCGACTATTCTACCGCTGCGGCAGGCTGATCCTGCCCGTAGCTCTGTGCCCTCGTCCTGACCGGCGAGGGCTTTTTTGATAGGAGACGACCATGAAGATCTTTGATAAGGAATTTGCGTTTTCCAGCCTGAACGCCAACGATATCGAGCGGCTGGAGCAGGCAAAGGCAAAGCTGGAAAAGGCCGAGGAGGCCGAGCGTCAGCGTGCACAGCAGACCCCTGACATGAGCTATGCCGAGGGTATCCGTGGCCAGTGCCGCATCGTGGAAGCGTTTGTCGATGATGTGCTGGGCAAAGGGTCTGCGGCCGCTCTGGGGCTGGACGGCAACGACCTGGGCAAGGCCCTGACCGTGATGACCGAACTGACCCGGGCTGCCAATCAGGAAAAGCAGAAGTTTGACCCCAGCCTTCTGGCTCCTCAGCTGAGCCGTGAGCAGCGGCGCAAGGCAAAGCGCCGCCGTCATCATGGCTGACATCCTGCTGGAACCACTGCCTACCGAGTGGGAGGGCCGCGCCATCGACCCGGACTTCCGGCCCATGGTCTGGCTGTCGAATCAGTATCAGCGCAAGCGGGAGAAAAAGGACACCCTTGCCTTTGCGCAGGAAGCATTCCGGCGCTTCTACCGGGAGCCGATTCCTCCCCAGCTGGCCCCGGAGGCCTATGAAAGCCTGCTGCGCTTTTACCACGGGGCCGACCCGCCCGGACGTTCCGGCGGCAAAGGCAGCGGTTCCGGTGAGCTTGCCATGGATTTTGCCTGTGACGCGGACTATCTGACCGCAGCCTTTCAGCAGGCTTACGGCATCGACCTTACGGCAGAGCGCATCCACTGGTGGCGGTTTCTGGCTCTGCTGCGGGGGCTGCCGGAGGAAACCACCATGGCGAAGATCATGTCCTGGCGCACGATGGACACCTCTGGCATGGAGGGCAGACAGCGCCAGCAATACGAGGACCTGAAGGAGGCCTTTGCCCTGCCCAAAGAACTGCGGCACACCCGGACGGCAGTCACGGTGGCCGACCACAATGCCGCCTTCCTGCAGCGGCTCAGGCATGGCGATGATGAGGAGGTGAGCGCCCCCAATGGCTGATTTCAGTATTACGGGTGATGTCCGGCTGAACAGCGACCCGGCAGAGCAGAGCGTCAATAAGTGGACGGTAGCTGCCGGGCAGATGATCGCCGATTTCGCTAAGAAAGCCGCCGATGCCCTGATGAGCGTGGTGAAGAGCGGTCTGTCCTACAACCGGGACATGGAGAGCTACCTCACCAATTTCAAGGTCATGCTGGGTGACGAACAGCTTGCCGCCGAAAAGCTGGAAGAGATCCGCAAAATGGCAGCATCCACACCCTTCACACTGTCTGATCTGACTGAGGGCACCCAGACCCTGCTGCAATTCGGCATTGCGGCAGACGACACCACCAACGTGCTGCAGATGCTGGGCGATATCTCTCTGGGCAACGCGTACAAGATGCAGACCCTTGTCCGGGCCTATGGCAAGATGTCCAGCGCCCAGAAGGTCACGCTGGAAAACGTGAACATGATGATCGACGCGGGCTTCAACCCGCTCAATCAGATCTGCGAGGCCACCGGTGAATCCATGGCTGACCTGTATAAGCGCATCTCGGATGGCAAGGTGGGCTTTGAGGAATTGCAGGCCGCTGTGGAAGCCGCCACCAGTGAGGGCGGGCAGTTCTACAACGGTATGCTGGAAGCCAGCCAGACCTTCCGCGGGCGGCTGTCTACCCTGCAGGACAACGTGGCTGCCCTGACCGGCAAACTGACTGACGGCCTGTTCTCGGCTCTCGGCGACCTCATCGTCAAGGCCAACGAGCTGGTGGTCTCCATCACGGAGGATGACCAGAAGCTGGCCAAACTAAAAGACACCATTGGTCTGGTCATCACCGTTGTCACCTCTGTCGGTGCTGCATTTCTGACCTACAAAGGCTACCTGACTGCCACCTCTGCCGCCACTGTGGTACAGACGGCAGCCACCACAGCCCTTGCCGCTGCACATAAAGCTGCCGAAGGTGGGGCAACCGGTCTGGCTGCAGCACAGGCCGGACTGAACGCTGTCCTGAAAGCCAACCCCATCGGGCTTGTGGTTTCTGTTCTGGCCGCTCTGGCAGCGGCCCTTGTGACTGCCTACCAGACCAGTGAGACCTTCCGCAACATCGTGAACGGAGCCTTTCAGGCTGTGGCGAACATCGCAAAGAGCACCATTGGGGCGGCCATCGGATGGCTGGACAAGCTCAGTTACAAGCTGAACAGCTTTCTCGGGAAGGATGGTTATACCGGCTTTTCCAGCTACGATGACTACAAAGCAGACAAGGATGCACAGGCTGCAGCGGCCACTTCCAAAGCTAACCGGGAGGCACGGCACAAGGCAGCCCAGGCCGGGCAAGGCATCAGCACCAAGAGCTGGACGGAACTGCAAGAGGAGGCCAAAGCTGCACAAAAGACCACTGAGCAAGCGGCCAGTGCTGTTTCTGCATCCTCGAAAAAGGCCAGTTCTTCCGCCAAAAAGGCTGCATCTGAGGTAGTGAACTCCATTACCTCCACCAGCACGCAGATTGAGAACGGGGTCACCCGTACCACCGAAACGGTCCATGAGACCCTGAAAAACGGCACGAAACAGCAGAAGCAGACCGTCACCGAAACCAGCCGTCAGATGGTGGACGGTGTCCTCTCGGACGTTAAGACCATCACCACTACAGCGGCAGATGGCACAAAGAAGGTCACGCAGAGCATCGAAGCCGTCCGTGACGTAGTTTCTACGGTCACCGCGACCCAGACGGCCCTCGTGGACGGGGCCAAGGTCACCACCCAGACCACCACCGAGACACTGGCAGACGGCAGCGAGCAGGTCAAGCGGGTCATCACCAGCACCGGCACTGAGGTCATCGAGGGCGTGCAGCACACGGTCAAGACCGTGACCACCATCGCCGCCGACGGCACCCAGACCGTGGTCAGGACGATCGAGGATGCCGGACCGCAGTACGCAAGCGTCGGAGAACTTCTCACCTCCCAGTTCCGCACCAAGCTGGACGAGGGATGGGCGCAGATCCAGGCCGACATCCAGACGGATGCGCTGGGGGCCATCGAGACGCTGGCAACTGCCCTCAAAAACGGCGACCTCGAGAGCCTGGGTCTGTGGGCGGCCAGCTACTTCTGGCAGGCCTGCACCAAGGAGCAGCAGACCCAGATTCAGGCCGTAGCCATGGGAGCCCTGAACCAGCTGGGCGGCGCTTTGAGCGGCGTGTTCGGGAACCTCTCTCAGCTGGCCATGGGCCTGGTGGCGCAGTTCGTGCCCGCCGCAGCCAGCGCAACCACGGGCCAGATTGCCCTGAACACCGCCATGGACGCAAACCCCATCCTCTTCGTCATCTCCCTCATCGGGATGCTGGTGGGTGCCCTGCTGAACTTCTCCGGCAAAAACAAGGATGTGGCCAACGCTTTCCAGAATGTCTGGGCGGGCGTTGAGGACTTTATGAGCTACATCTTCGAGGGCCTGATGCGCATCGTGGCGGCGGGCATCGAGGGCTTTGTCATCCTCATCAACGGCCTCATCGGCCTGTATAACTCCGTGGCGTGGCTCTGGGGCGACCATGTGGATTACATCAGCAATCCAGCCTGGAACTTTGCCAACCAAATTGCCGCCGACCGCAAGGCCCGGCAGGCCGAGCGAAAAAAGCAGCAGGAAGCTGCCAATAACCCCAGCAGCTCCGGTTCTTCTGCCTCCTCCCAGAAGGTCATCGAGAGCATGACCGACACCAGCAAGACCACCAATGCCGACGGCAGCACCGTGACCACCAAGGTGCTCACCGAGAAGCTGCAGGATGAGACCGGCAAGATCACCCAGCGGGTGACCAAGACCGTCACCGAGGCGGGCACAAAGCTGGTGGACGGCGTGGAGCGCTCCTACAAGACCGTGACCACCTATGTGGACGGGGTCCAGACAAAGTTGGAGCGCAGTTTGGATGACATCGCTAAGACCACCACAGGCACAAAACCTGGCTCCACCACGTCGACAGCCCCCACCCCGGACAAAGACCTGACCGACGCTGTGGAGGCCAACACCGAGGCCCTGCTGGCCGCAAACAGCAAGCTGGCCGAGATGGTGCGGCAGGCCAATTCTCTGGTGCTGTCGGACAACATGGCCATCAGCCGGTCTGTGGCCGCTTCCGGCACGGCACAGGTGGCCGCAGCCGCCAACCAGTACCACCGGGAGGGCGGCACCACCACCATCATCCAGAACATCCACTCGAAGGCCCAGAGCGCCGCCGACCTCGCCCGCGAGACCCGCTGGGAGGCTGACCGCGCCAAGGCCCAGAAGCACTGAAAGGAGGCACCCGAATGGAACGACAAGATCACCTCATGCTCGTGACCGATGCGGGCGCAGAACTCCATCTGGGCTGGGATCACGACATCCCCTATACCATGGACCCGCTCAACGGCGTGCCGGTGGACTTACAACTGGCGCAGGGCGTCAATCAAGTGGGCCAGACCGTCGAAGATCAGAGCGTAGCGGGGGTGTACCGCCAGATCACCGCCGACTGCTGGGGCCCCCACGGCGATGCAGACGCAGATCTTCTGCTCCGCACCCTGACCTACAAGACCGCGGGCACCCTCTACTTCGGGGACAAATGGTTCTGCCGTTTCGTGGTCAGCAAGACCCCCTACACCGTCCAGCTCCACGGCTTCGTCCGGCTGGAGATGATGCTCTTCTGTCCCAAGCCCTTCTGGTACAGCCTGACTGCTGCCAGCTACACGCTGGGCGGCTTCACGGCAGCCTTCCGGTTCCCGGTCAACTACGCGCAGCCCCACCGCTTCGGCATCCGGCAGCCCAACACCTTTGTCAACTGCCGGAACTCCGGGGCGCTGCCGGTGCCTTTCACCGCTACCCTCAGAACGGACGCCTCGGTGGTCAACCCCTGCATCCTCAACGTCATCACCGGCGAGCGCATCCGCATCCTGACCACCCTGACGCAGGAGCAGACCATCGAAATTTACCGCACAACCACCGACCAACTGGCCGTCAAGCGGACGGAGCACCAAGTCGAAGAGAACATCTTCGCCCTGCTGGACGAGGACAGCGACCTTGTGGAGCTGGCCCCCGGTGACAACCCGCTCAAGACCGAGGCCGACAGCAACGTGGACAACCTGCAAGCCACCGTGACCTTCTACCAGATGTATTCGGGCATCCTGCCGGAGGTGATCGCATGACGCTGGACGTTCTGGACGAGACCACCCTCGCCCGGCTAGGGCAAATCGGGGTGTGGGTCTCCCTCTACTGGGACGAGCCTTACAACACCCTGCAATCCTCCTTGCTGGAAGTCCGCCCCACGCGGGAGAACCTGTCCCTGCTCCGGGAGGGCCGCTGGCTCCGGCGCAGTGACAGCAATGTGCCCATGCGCATCTGCCACCGCTCCAACGAAAACGAGGGTGCGAACCTCGTCTGCACCCTCTACCCGGCCACATGGATCTTGAGCAAGCGGGTCAGCACCGAGGTCGTCAAGAACGAGAACGCGGAGGCCGCCATGCGCCGCCTTGTGGCCGCAGCTGCCCCGTGGCCCCGGTTGGAGCTGGGCGAGCTGGTGGGCTTCGATACCCACTACACCGCCCAGACCTCCGGCGGCTCCGTCCTCGGCTACCTGACCACCATCGGGGCCGCGTGCGACCTCGGCTTCCGCATTGTCCTCAGCGGTAAAAATGCAGATAAGAAGCTGCGGTTCGAGGTCTACCGCCCCACGGCAGACCCCAACAACCGCTTCAGCACCAAATGGGGCAGCCTGACCGGGGCCAGCTGGGCCTTCGGCGACAACGACTACTGCAATGTGGCTGTAGTACAGGGGGCCGGAGAGGGCGCCAATCGCGCCACCGTGACCGTCGGCCTCACCGACGCAGCCGGGGCCGACCGGCGGGAACTCTACGTGGACGCCCGCGACGTCCAGCCTGACGAAGAGAAAGGCGAGACCAACACCTCACCGGACTACCTGCAGCGGCTCATGGACCGGGGCACCAACAAGCTGCTGGAACAGCTCCGCACCGGCAGCATCGAGGTCAGCCTCGACGCTGACCTCTCCCCCGGCGACGTGGCCATCTGCACTCTGCCGGAGCTGGGCTACAAGGCCACCGTTCGGGTGGCAGACGTCATCACACAGAGCCAGAGCGACGGCACCACCCGCACCCTGCGGCTGGGCACGCCGGTCTGGCACAGGCTCTAAGGAGGGTTATTTTGAGCAACATCGTTACTTACCCCCTCAACGGCATCGACTACGACGCCGCCGACGCTGCCGGGTACACCGCCACCCGCACGTCGGGCGTGTACAGCAGCGAGGAGGATTTCGCCGTCACCGCGGCGGGCGGCTTGTCCGTGACCGTCAGCGCGGGCGTGGGCTGGGTACACCCCGCCCAGTTTGAGGGATACAGCGTCATCATGCGGGAGGCCGAGACCCTGGCCCTCGCCCTTGCGGACGGCCAGCGCCCCCGCATCGACAGCATCGTGCTGCGCTACGACGCAGCGGCCCGCAAGTCCTCCCTGCTGGTACTGCAGGGCACCCCCGACACTCAGCCCACCGCGCCGGGCATCTCCCGCACGGCGCTGCTGTACGACCTGTGCCTCGCCCAGATCACCCTCCCGGCGGGCTCCACAGAGATCACGGCGGGCACCATCACCGACACCCGGCTCGACCCCTCCCTCTGCGGCGTCATGCGGGACGGCGTGACGGGCATCCCGACGGAGGAGCTGATCGCGTCCGCGCGGGAGCGCATCAACGCGCTGGAAGAGACGGCCAGCGCCGCCGCCAAAGAGGCCGACGCCAGCAAGACCGCAGCGGCACAGTCGGAGGCCAACGCCGAGGCGTACAAAGAGGCCGCTGCCACGTCGGAGAGCAACGCCGCTGGCAGCGCTTCCGCCTCTGCCGGCTCCGCTGCCGCAGCCGCCCAGAGCGAGAACGCCGCGGCGGGAAGTGCCGCGGCAGCAGCCGGTTCGGCCAGCGTGGCGGAAAAGTCCAAAACGGCGGCGGCGACGTCGGAGAGCAACGCGGCCAAACATGAGGAAGCCGCCAAGAAAGCCTCCGATGAGGCCGGGGCCAAGGCGGGGACAGATAAGACCTTGAGCATTGAGAACGCACCGGCGGATGCGGCGGCGGTAAGAAAGCTGATCGAAGAATCACTTGCCGCTCAGCGTGCGGAGGATTACGCCAGAATCAAATTCTGGGCCAGCAACGACCCCACCAGCCCGGCAAGCTTTATCGGCGGCACATGGGAGCGTGTCGAGGGCGAGTTTATCATGGGCGCTTCCAGTGCCTACCCTGTGGGCACCACCGGCGGCAGCGCCACCCACACCCAGACTACTGCCGAAATGCCGAGCCATAGCCATAGTGGCAGTACCGGCAGCGCTGGTTCCCACAGCCACAGTGCATCCACCGACAGCGCAGGCTGGCATAGCCACAGCGGTACGACCAACAGTGCGGGTTCGCATAGCCATAATGTGAATGCTGAGTATAAGAGTGGCGGCGATGATGGCGAATCGTACCGTATTAGGAACTATGGAGCTTCCTGGGCTGATTATAAATTTACAACCAGTCCTGATGGTTCCCACACCCACAGCTTCAGCACGAACGGCACGGGAAGCCACAGCCATACCGTGAGCATCGGGGACGCTGGCGCTCACTCTCATACCGTGAGCATCGGCAGCACCGGCAGCGGGCAGGCAATGGACATCCTGAACCCTTACTATGCCCTGTACATCTGGGTGCGGGTGGATGATGCCGCATGAAAGGAGCGCACATGAAAATTATTGACGAGACTGGCATTGTGCTGACCACTGAGCCGGATCTGGAAGCGGGCTATCTGGTGGAAGATGTGGAAGTCATTCACCATGATGCCGTAGAGGGCACAGCTCCGCAGTGGCACAGAGAGACCGCAAAGCTGCCGGACGGCTCTCCCGCCATCTACTACCGGGATGGTAAAGAGATTGGCCGGGACATGGTGAAGATCATCGATGTGCCCGGTGTTGACCCTCAGCCCGCCTGGGATGAGGAAGTGCCGGTGATGCGGTACATCCGCTACACCGCCGAAGAGCTGGCCGCACAGACTGAAGCCAAGAAAAAGGCAGAAGAAGCCGCTGCCGCCGAAGCGAAGAAAAAGGCAGAGCTGGAAACCGTGCCGGGCCGCATGGACGCTCTGGAAGCGGCAAACGACGACCTTGTGCTTATGATGGCCGATTTGATTGGAGGTTAAAACTATGAAAACGCTGAACAACCTGAAACTCCGCATCATGGTGCGGGCATTCCGCATCCGGCTGAACAACGGCGAAGCCTTTGAGGCAATCGCGGCGGATTACCCCGCCCTGACCGCAGATGACCTGGAAGCTATCCACGTCCAGCTGACCGAGAAGGAGGCGCAGAGCAATGCCCAGAACAATACTTGACGTGAGCAAATGGCAGGGCCGCATTGACTGGGACAAGGTCAAGGCAAGCGGCAAAATCGACGGCGTGATGCTGCGGGTGCTGGGCAGCAAGGGCGGCAAGCCCTACGTTGACCAGGCCTTCGAGCGCAACTATGCCGCGTGCACGGCGCGGGGCATCCCGGTGGGCGGATATTACTACACCTGTGCGGTCACGCAGCGGCAGACGGAGGAGGAGCTGGCCGCCCTCAAAACAGCTCTCCGGGGCAAAACGTTCCAGCTGCCCCTTGCCATCGATGTGGAGGACCCCCGCCTGCGCTCCATGGCCCCCGCAAAGCTGTCCGCCCGCGTGGCCGAAGCCGCTGCCCAACTAGAAGCGTGGGGGCTGTATGCAATGGTGTACACCTACACCAATTTCGCGGACACCGCCCTCGACATGGAAGCCCTTGCTGCTTACGATCTGTGGATCGCGGACTACCGCGGCAAGCGCCCCGCCCGCCGCCACGGCATGTGGCAGTACACAAGCAGCGGCAAGATCCACGGCGTGAGCGGCCCGGTAGACCTGAGCCATGCGTATAAGGACTACGCCACCATTATCCAGCGGGCCGGGCTGACGAAAGTGAGAGGAGCATAAGTGATGAGCAAGAAGTTTTTTATCAGCCAGCCTATGAACGGCCTATCGGACGAGCAGGTGCTGCAGGAGCGTGCCGCAGTGATCGGGAAGGCAAGGGCCGTGTTTGGTGACGATGCGGTTCCTCTGGAAACGTTCTTTGAGGACTTTGGCCCCGATGCGAAGCCGCTGGATTATCTGGCACGCAGCATCGAGTTTCTGGCTAAGGCTGACGTGGCGGTTTTCGCCCCGGGCTGGGAGTACGCACGCGGCTGCCGCATTGAGCGGCAGTGCGCCGAGGAATACGGTATTCCGGTAATGGAGGTGTGAGACCGATGTGGCAGTTTATCACGGAGTATTGGGCCGGGTGGCTCTGTGCTCTGATCGGCGGCGCGATCCTTGCCGCCATCCCCAAGATCAAGGCCCTGTGGGACGCGGTGCTGGCCCTGCTGCACGACCGCATCTATACCGAGTGCTACCGTTTTATGGAGCTGGGGTGCATCACCCGCGACGGCCTGCGCAACCTGAATTACCTCTACAAGACCTATCATGTGATGGGCGGCAACGGCACCGGCACGGAATTGTACAAGAGAGCCTGCGCTTTACCCATCCACGACTGAAGAAAGGAACTGACATTATGAACGCACACATCACTGAGAACAACACCCCCGCCATCCCCGCCGCGACCATCGCCCGCACTGTTGTGCTGGCACTGGCCCTCGTCAATCAGCTGCTGAGTGCAGCAGGCAAGCCGGTGCTGCCCATCGACAGCACCAGCGTGGAGCAGTGGGTGACCGCTGGCCTGACCACCGCTGCCGCCATCTGGGCATGGTGGGAGAATAACTCCTTCACCCCTGAGGCCATCCACGCCGATGAGCTGCTGGATCAGATGCAGGGGAAGATCAAGTAAGAGTACATAGCAGCAGCCCCGGGGAGCCTGATGGTTCCTCGGGGCTGTTTTCTTTTGGCATGTTTCGGCATATTCCGACGCATTCCGCATTATCCAGCACATTCTGACATTTTCCGGTTAAAGTTGGATAGAAAGGATGTGCAAACTATGCCCGACGTGAAACTTTCGAACTCCCCCGCCCAGCTGGATCAAATCCTCCGGCCGCTGGGAATTACCCGGAGCTCAAAGAATTACCGTATCCTATGCGAATGCGTGGCTCTGATCTGTGAGCAGGAGGACCGGCTGGAAGCTGTACAGAAAGAGATCTATACCCCCATCTCAGACCAGCGAAGCTGCAAGTGGTCTGCCATTCAAAGTGCCGTTCGGCGTGCAGCAGAGAAAGCCTGGGCGCTCAATCCCGAAGGCGTTCAGCAGTTGGCTGGCTACCCGCTGACCGGTGCACCCAGCGCGGTGCAGTTCCTGGAGATGCTTTACAATGCCGTGGTGAGAGGGTAA